ATACAGACATTGTGGTCACCGGTGAAGAGCTGGACCTTGTTGGAGAAGACCTCACCAAATACAAGGAATGGAAGAAGGCACTGATTGACCGATTTGTTGCCGATAAGGCAAAGATTGTTGCTTCTGTGTCTCCAAATGGAATCCTTACATTGACTCCTACGATCGAAGATGAAGATGAAACGCCCATCCGAAACAGCAATAAGCCAGTTGTTTGCGGAACAGGTAAGAATCCAGTGAACCGTATGAAGGGAATCTCCAAGTTCTTAGATGTCAATAAGGTAGGTGTTCCGGGAGCCCTGAAGGGAGCGCCTTTTTGCGCCTATGCAGAGCTTCTTGCTCGTGAACAGCATAATTGTGCATGGTATACACCCGAAGAAATCAAGGTCCTTGACACAGATGACGTTAAAAAGACACTTAAGAAGTTCATGAAAGACTAAACAATGGTAAAACTTACAGTTCTCACAAATGTATACAATGAAGAATACCTACTACCTTTCTGGCTTGAACATCACCGAACGATCTTTGACCATGGAATTGTATTTGACTGGGGGTGCACGGATCGATCGATGGACATCGTCCGAGAGATGTGTCCTACATGGGAAATCCGGAAGGCTCCGTATGAAAAATTTGATGCATTTGAAAACGATGTGCTCTTCATGCATGCTGAAATGGAAATTGACGGATATAAACTTGGTCTAAATACGACCGAGTTTCTTGTGAGTCCGGAACCCATTCGGACGTATCTTACAGAAGAACCAAATGGATACTATCCGTTGACCTCACATATTGCACTTTCAACAAAGGATAAACAGGATCCAACTACTCTTCGAGAGCTCTTTGATGGGATTGAATATATCGAAACAGGAGAAAGGCAGTTTCGAATGATTCACTCATGTGATCATGGACATTATTCATTAGGTCGACATGAGCGCACACTTCCGGTTACTGGGTGGATTTTGCCTGTAGTTTTGTGGTTTGGAGAATATCCATGGAATACTCAGATTCTCAAACGAGGTCTTCAGATTGAATCAAGAGTTCCTTTATCAGATTATGAAAAAGGAATTGGACACCAACATTTTTTTACAGTTGAACAACGCATTGAACGCAGAAATAGACATCTTCAAGTATCGGTTCCCGTTCAAAAATTTCCACATATTGTTAGTTCGTTGCTGTAAAACGAAAAGTATCCACTCTAGAACCAAGAAGGCATAATGGACGCACTCTATGAACGTCGCGAACTCAGTCGTTCTGTTCACATTGATGCCCGATTCCTCCAACGTAATATTCATGCAAGCCTTGTAGCCCAATTGCGTCACAAGTATGAGGGCATCTGCCTTCCTGAGGGATATGTCCAGCCTCGCAGTATCACGATTACTGAGCATTCCTTTGGTCGCACAAACATCCTCAAGGGTGGTCTGGACTATAGTGTCCGTTTCCAAGCCGATTTATGCCTTCCTCACTCTGGACAGAAGTTCAGGGCACCCGTGACTCTCAAGAGCAAGATCGGTCTGCACGCCGAGACAGATCCAATCAAGATCCTATTGCCTCGCGACCTTCATATCGGAAACTCTGACTTTGATGAGGTTGACGTGGGACAGACGATCGAGTTTGAGGTGGTCGGAAGCCGATTTCAGCAAGGGGATGAGACCATTGTCGTTCTCGGAAAGCTGTTGGAGGTCATTCGCCCGGCGGTACAGAAAGAGGAGGCTGAACCCGAGGCACAACAAGTCATTGCAGCACCGGTTGGCACGGGTGATTCGGAGAAGCGCACGGTGACCGTTGCTTTAGAAAAGACAAAGACACAAGGTGATGCGCGGAGGAAGAAGATGGTTCGTACTGTTGCTCCATCTACAAATGAACCGAAGCCGGAAGGAAAAAGTGAAGGAACGGCTGGAGCTCCTTGATGCAAATGAGCACGCACAGGTATTCGGAATTATCAAAAAGTATACAGAATCGTTCACAAAAACACAGACAGGCGTTCTCGTCTCGTCAGATGTCCTTCCCGATGAGTGCATACTTGAGATCGAAAAGATGATTGCTTTTTACCTTGACCAACACAAGATGATGGAGGCTGATGCACTCGAACGAAAGACCTACGAACGTAGGAGTTAAAATGGATGTAAATCCTTCACGACTAAAGATAAGGCAATGGAGTCCCTTCTCCCTTCTACCGCACGAAACAACCTCAAGGAGTTTGCTTCGCTCGTTAAGAAGGACACCCACGCAGAACTCGAGTGCAAAATTCTTCCGAACCAAATTCACACCAAGGACGTTGCTGATCGCATCGTCTCTACAATTCAGCTGTATTCCCGAGGTGCTCCAGTGGAGGAGCATCGGGCTACCTTCTCATATTCCGACGGACTTCGTGTAGTCGTCGTTGGAGCCGAGAACATTCACAAGGTCTGCACAACCGGAAGTTTCCGAGGCGTTCCCCTCGAAGTTGAGCGCAAGCGTCGCTACTTTGAGGTCGTCACGGCTATCTCGGGTAAGTCCGACATGATTGACCTTCCTGACGCTTCAGTCCGCTTCACCCTCCGTCACGAGGAGCACCTTCGCAAGGACTTCTCGGGAGCCCCCATGGACGCAGCCTCTCACGTCCGTATCCTGCATCGCAAGTCATGGACAAGTCTGGATGGGGTTGTGCGATATGACTTCTCGCAGAGCAAGTCCAAGACCAAGCAGACCAAGACCTTTGCCGAGATTCTCAAGCAGACACCCAGCTATGAGCTGGAGCTGGAAGTCCTTGACCGCACCAAGTCAGCTGATGTGATCGTCGAGTCCATGCTCAAGCACGTGGCTCCGGTTCTATCAGCCTTTCAGGGATCGCAGTTCCTTCTGTCCAATGCTGATTCCAAGCGTTATGCGATGGAGTTTGAGATGACACGGACGCCCTTCATTAACCCCGTGACTCTGGAGCGTCGCCACCTTCAGGCTGATCGCTCAAATAACATTCTGACTGGCTACACGGTCACAAACAAGGCTGACGGCGAGCGCTGTTTCTTGGTCGTCATGCGAGACAAGCGAGTCCTTCGCATCACGCCGAGTTCTGTGGTCACCTGGACCGGGCTGACGGCTACAAATGACATTCATATTGGCAATATCATTGATGGTGAGTATCTTGCCGATCGCAACATGTTCTGCATCTTTGATGTCTACTGGTTCCGCAATAAGGACGTTCGCCGTTTGCCCCTGATGGCCGATGGACCGTCTCGTCTTGGATGTGCTCGTGACTTTGTCACTCAAATCTCAACGGAGTTCACATCTCTTCCGTCCAGTAAGCCCTTGCGCGTGGTGACCAAGATGTTCCTTGCCGGCGATGGCCCTGCGATGCAAGAGGCAATCCGTAAGATCCTGGATACAGCCTTTGAGTATCCAACGGACGGTCTTATCTTTACACCCAAGTCCTCACCGGTTGCTCCAGAGAAGGAGCGCAAGGGGCGCACATGGCTGAACCTATACAAGTGGAAGCCTGCAAGTCACAACAGTATTGACTTCCTGGTCAAGTTCAAGCCCGGTGAGAGCTTTGATACTGTTCTGGAGACGCGTGTGGTCAAGGGAACCTTGTATATCTCACGGACCCCGGGCGATATCGTGTATCCCTGTGAGACGATGACGGGTGAGTACACAGTCCCTGAGATTCCTCCGGAGCACCGCGGACAGGATCGTGTTCCGTCTCCGTTTCAACCCATGGTCCCCAAGGCTCCTGAGGCGCATATCGTGTCTCTTCCTCTGAATGACAAGGGTGTTCCGGTTGACCAGGAAGGAAATCGCGTGGAGGACAATACGATCATTGAGTGCTCATACGACACAGACAAGGGTCGCTGGAACATCATGCGGACCCGCTACGATAAGACGCACCAGTATCGTGTTCTGGGTCGCCCGCAGTTTGGTAATGACATCTCAGTAGCTGATTCCATCTGGACAAATATCCACGTGCCGATCACGGAGGAGATGATCCGCGATGTGGTTACAAGTCCGCCAGACTCAACCTTTGAGGATGACCTGTATTACCGTGACAACCTGGATGCGCGTGACCGAATTCTCAAGGATGTCTATGGATTCCACAACAGGATCAAGGATAGCTTGTATCGGTCTGCAATCAAATCTGGCGATTCCTTGCTGGAGCTTGCAGTGGGACGTGCAGGTGACCTGTTGAAGTGGAAGAGGACCAAGCCCTCGCTGGTCGTGGGTATTGATTCATCGTCAGCCTGTCTGCTCTCACCTCGTCAAGGAGCGTGTGTCCGCTACCTGAAGGAGAAGATGAATCACCCCAATGAGTATCTGCCTCCAGTGCTCTTCATTAACGGCGACATGACCAAGCCCCTCTTTGAGGGTGATAACAAGTATGCAAATATCGTCACAGGAACTGAGCCGGCTCCTACACCCTATCTGTCCAAGTTCGCAGGGCACACGGAGTTTGACGTGATCTCCTGCCAGATGGCGATTCACTATGCATGCGAGTCCGAGGAGACGTTCAAGGTCTTCGTGTCCAACCTGGAGAACCATGGAAAGGGCATGTTCTTCGGCACATGCTTGGATGGTGCAGCAGTCTACGCCCTGATGCTGGGCAAGAAGAGTCACATGTTCCGTGCGGGTCGTCAGATCTTTGGCGAGTTTGTTAAGGAGTATGACGATGGAACGGGATGGACAGAGGAGTTTGGCCAGGCAATCTCGGTCAAACTGGAGAGCTTTGAGCAACCGCAGAGGGAGTATCTGGTGCCCTTTGAGAAGATGACGGCTGTTCTCAAGGAAGCTGGATACAATCTGATTGGAAGCACTATGTTTGCTGATCACTATTCCGATCAGAACAGCGTCACGCTCACTCAGGAGCACCAGGCATTCAGCTTCCTTCACAGGAGCTTTGTATTTGAGAAGTCCAAGGAGCCCAAGAAGCCCAAGGAGACCGAGAAGCAGGAGGTTACGCTTCCAGTTGCCCCGCCTGAGCCCGAGGTCAAGGACGAGCGCTCCGAGCAGGAGAAGCCGTCTGAAGCAAGGGCCTTGCCCAAGAAGAAGACCATCAAGAAGGTGGCTGAGCCAGGTGCCGAGCCGGTCCTGTTCTTTGGAGCTGACGAGGGTAAGGGTGAGTGGCGCGTGCTCTCCAATATGCACGAGGCTCCCTTCCAGATTGACTCTATCACCTTCCCGACGGTGGAGCACTACTTTCAGTGGGCGAAGGCTAAGCAGTTTGGCGATGGAGCCAGTGCTGACAAGATTCTGAAGACTCCCTCACCCAAGGCTGTGAAGGCGCTTGGCAAGAAGGTCAAGGACTTTGTCAAGGAGGAGTGGGATAAGACCAAGGACGGTATTATGCGCATGGCTGTCAAGGCTAAGTTTATTCAGCACCCGGATCTCAAGACAAAGCTCTTGGAGACTGGAAAGCGACCGATCGGTGAGGCATCTGCTCGCGATAAGTATTGGGGTATCGGAACCTCTGCTGATACATCCAAGGCAAACGATCCATCCAAGTGGCCGGGCAAGAATGTGTTGGGCAAGATGCTTATGGAACTGCGGACAGAACTTACGCAGTAAAGAAAGGGAATAGAATAATGAAATATCCAAATATTCTCTTCTTCCGAGACGAAGAATATGCTGCAATCGACACATTCCTCGCAGCGAATGAAGAGAAACTTAACTGCACCATTAATCCAACCTCTAATCCGGAGGATGTTCTCAAACTTTTTGATGTAAATTATCATCTTATCGTGACCTATGGAAAGTCAGAAACAGAGTACTATGGACGAATGGGACACTTGGTGAATCGCATGCGCATGCGGTGGCTTCACTTTTATGATAACATTAAGGACATCAATGCATTCAATCGCGGTGTCAACTATTGCTACATTCATAACTGTTTGATCCCTCAGCAACTGACACGTCCTATTTTTTCGATATTCACCACCTGCTACAATTCATATGACAAGTTCTATCGCCCGTATAATAGCCTTAAAGCACAGTCACTCAAAGACTGGGAATGGATCGTTGTGGATGATTCTCCGGATGATAAGCATTTTGAGTTCCTACGGACACTTGCAAAGAAGGATCCTCGCATTCGCCTCTACCGCAGGTCAGAGAATAGTGGAAACATTGGAAATGTGAAGAACGAGGCTGCTTCGATGTGCAGGGGCAAGTATGTTCTTGAACTGGATCACGACGATGAGATTCTAGTTGACTGCCTTGCAGATGCCACCAAGATCTTTGATGAAGATCCTGACGTTGGATTTGTGTATATGGACACAGCTCATCTCTATGAGAATGGCAATACACACTCGTATGGCGATCACTTTGGTCTTGGATACGCAGGATACTACTGTCAGAAATACAATGGAACGTGGGTGAATGTGATCTCGACACCCAATATCAACAACTATACATTGTCACATATTGTGGGTGTTCCTAATCATCCTCGTATGTGGCGTCGTTCAACTCTTAACGAAATGGGAAACTACTCGGAATTCCTCCCGATCTGCGATGATCTTGAACTCTTGCTTCGAACGGCCGTGAAGACCAAGATGGCTCGTTTGCACAAGCTTGCATATATTCAGTATATGAACGATGGCTGGAACAACTTTTCATTGATCCGGAATTCAGAGATCAATCGCCTAACTCCCCATCACATTGTTCCGCAGGCCTATAAAGAGTTTAAGATAGATGAAGTCATGCGGGCAAAGGGTGGATTTGAAGAGCCCACTGAGAATTGGTGGTTACTGCCGATGTGGAAGCGTGAGAACTTCACGAATAAATACTGTAATGCACTCATCAATCTTAACTACAAAAAGCAGTACTGTATTCTTGGCTACAAGTGTCTGATGGAATGCATAGAGAGTGTTCGCACCCTTTATGAAAACCCCGAAAATGACTTCTTAGTTTTGGAAAATAGTATGTCCAAGGAGGATCTTTGTGGGATCCTGGATGGATTGAAGCTAAGTCGGATGAAGTGCTATGCGATGTCAGACTGCACATGGGATCAGCTCTATAAGTACTTCTTTTTGGTCTACAAGAGCACCGATGCACACGAGGTCTGGAACTCTAGCGAGTCTGCCTATAGTAGTCTTGATACGACATCGTCGATGCCTGCGGTTGCGCCGGCGCTAGATCAGGAACAAACCGTTGAGACAGCTTAGTTCCGATAATCTGAGTAGCTTGCTCGGGAGTGATCTCACCTTTCTCGATCTTCCGCTTCAGTGCAAGCATCTCAAAAAAGGTAGAATCAAGACGATCCTCTGCATGCATCTGAAAAAGAGAGGGATAATTGAAATAAAGGACCTTGTTGTCCTCTTGAAGCTTCAGTTCATATAGGATCTTATTGTCCTTCAGGTGAGCCCATTTCTCTTTAGAGCCATCCATATTACGAACATGTGCCTGGAGCTGTGTGGCAGTAAGATCTTCATCATTGATTCCGCGCCTACCGGCGGATACTTCGGCTTCAGTCAATTCACGAGTTGTTTGGGGCATACCTATACTCCAACCAATGGCTTTAACTTTGTCATTAATGACGCACATTCATCGTGAGTGGTCATTCCTGTCAAGATAATTTGACCTGTGCGAAAGACCTTTGCAATCCACTTGGTCTCTGGAAAGTAGATCTTCACAGCAGGGTAGACTGCCGGCTCATAGACTGTTGTAACGCCCTTTCCACGCAGGGATGCATACAACGCATCACGAGACAGGTTCTTCGTATCCACCAGTTTCGTCTTGTAGTTCATTAACACCACACGGCGAACATCGGTCCATTCTCCAGAAATCACAGCTCCAGGACAATGCTCCAAGATGTGTGTCCGCAACCGCGTAGTCACATCTCGGTCATAGGACTCATCAAGAACGCCCGTGATGTGAAACACGCCGTTCTGGAAGATTTTGACGGTAATCTCCTTGCGAGGAAACTTACCATTGCCGTCAGACATCACGACGACTGTAATTGAATTATGTCCAAATCCGGTTGTGCGCTTAGGCGGAGTTGTCTTTGCCCTTCGCTTGATGAGATCTCGCTTTGATGATCCCCTCTTCAGAACACCCTGCTTTTCGTTCTTGATGACCGAATCCGTTAGGGGTAGATCCTGAACTAGCGTGTCGGTGTTGAGGCGAACCCCCATCGTG